CCAACATCATTGATGGTTTGTAATTGTACAGTTACGCTGTTGCCAACAGATGCCGCATCAGCAATAGCGCGGAATTGCACTGGTTGTTGACATGGTTTGTGGCCAATAAAGGTTAAGAAGCGTAAGTTTGGTTTACCAGCTACACCATCGTTAAATTGGAATAAGTCACCAGCTTTAACAGCGTTAGCATCGTTACCTACAGAAGCATCCACGCTAAATGTTAAGCTAATTACGTTAGCACCTGTTGGGTCGCCAATTGCTGTAACAGTCATGACATTTGCAGGAGCCGCAGCTTCACCAATACTACCTGACACATGAACAGGCAATAAGTTTGATTCATACCAGTCAGAACCAGCAAATTTACCTAATTCCCAGCTGTTGGCTAATTCATTGTTGCGATTAACGGCAAATTGGTTTAAACCACTACCAACGATTGCAGGAATGTTCGCAACTGGTAAAATCGCCATCATTTTGTGTGTAGCTGCGCCAAAATCTGTAAAGTTTGCTACAGATTGCGCTAATTGAGTAAAGCTATTGATTGGACTGATTCCATCGCCGTAAAAACGGAAAGGGCCTGATTTATATTGAGCTTGTCCAAAGTTAGGATTTTGTGGGTCAGCAATTGTGACGCCAGAAACAAAGTTTTTCAGAATGTCTGATTCAACATATGTTCCTAGTTCTTTCATAGCTGACATACCAAATCTATCCATGTATTCGCGAACATTAAAGATAAACTGTTGGTCAGTGTAGCCTTGTGAAACGTTAGCTGCTTGCGAACAAATTAAGCTTTGTACACGTTGCACTGAAGGTTGTTGAGTGATAATAAGCCCAGGATAAGAAATAAATCGTGGGGTAGTATCAAAGGTCACGGTGTCGCCTAAGTTGCTTGGCGCTGTGGTGTTAAAGTCTTTAAACTTTTTGTTAGCCATAGAAATACCGCAAAAGCTATTTAATAGCCATGCGAGTTCTGCTTTTTGGTAGGTTTGTACTGTTTGTAGTACGTTTGTAGGTGTAGCTGGCATTATTGCGCTCTCCGGTTAAAATAAAATCTTTCAACCGGAAAGGACAACGGACGGTTAGCCTCTAAACATCTTTTTAAAATCACTTACCGACATATCACCGTTATCCAATCCGGCACTTGTCGAAGGTTTTAATTGAGAGTAGGGGTCACGAGCTTGAGCTTCTTCTGCACGAGCCGACATATTTTGCTTAATACTTGCAGATAGTTTCTGTAAGTTTTTTTGTGCTAAATATGGCTGTTCTTGAATATCCGATAAGATTTGTGACAACTTATACGGATTGTCGAGAACCTCTTTCATTATATCCCCGGTATTTTCAAAATCATTTACCAAACCGATAAATGCATGAATTCTAGGGTCGTTATAATTTAAGCGATTAAGCTCTTCCTCTAAACCAGGATACTGTTGTTCTGCTACTTGCATCTTTTGAACAAATGAATTAACCATTTGCTGCTGTTTCATTTCAGCTAATTGCTGTTGAATATGCTCTTGCGTAGCTCTAGTGGCTTGTTCTTGAATCATGCGCTCAATATCCGCTTGTGAAAACTGCTGCATTCCCCCAAGACTTCCGCCTTGCTGTGGTTCTTGCTGCTGTTGCTGCTGTTGCGCTTGTAATTCTTGCATGGCCGCTCTTCTCCCTTTTTCAAAAGCTTTCTGTTTTTCTCGTTTCACAACATCTGCAACCTGTATACGATTGAATACAGGCACTTGCATATCGTCAACTTGAGCGACTTCTTGCTCTTGTGCTTCAGGATTAGTATCTACAGTATCTACTATATTCTCTACATCTTCCATAAAACCCTCTATTTGACTATGTTAGGTGTCACCGTGATTCAATTCATGTCGCTGAAAAGTTGCGCCCATTTCCGTACTGGGAACGTAATACCCCAATTATTCGCTATAAGTACAATTTGTGTCAAGTGCTAACTAATTGCATTCATTGACTGAAACATTCTTTCGTTCTGTATTTTTCTTAATGCCACCGTTAAAATATAAGCAACATTTTTTAAATGACATTTGTAATTCGTAGCTTTCCAATATTCATCTAATATAGGCTTTACTTGGGATATTGGTACTTTACCGTGTTTGGTATGACCACATACAATCAATAATATTCTGTATTCTGTTTCACGCAAAAACCCTGAAAATTGATTTAAATATTCAAGGTTTTCGCAATGTAATAATATTTGCGTATAAGCTTCATTTAAATCTTGCATAACAATTTTACTTTTTCTTTTTAGATTTACCAGCTTTAGACAAAGCAATTGCTACAGCTTGGGCTTGTGGCTTGCCTGCGGCCATCTCTGCCTTAATGTTGGCACTAACAATTTTTTTACTTTTGCCAGGTTTTAACGGCATGATTTTTTACCTTTTACCATTTTTTTCATCATTGCTTTATCTTCTTTAACATCTTTCTTTTCAGACTTTTTAATCATCTTAGAAATAAGTTTTTTGTCTTGTGCTACATCCATATGTTTACCTGATTTCATTTTCATAATTAACCCTTATTAAATAGTTCAGAAACAATTTTAGTGCGTTGGTCTTTGTTTGCGCCATCTGTGACTTTATACATAGTTTGCATAATCTCACTTCGAGTGTAACCGTCACGCTTTAACTTTTCAATTCCACCTTGTTGTGTAATGTGGTGTTCAGTAATTCTATATTTTTTCATTTTGCTCTCCTGTAATCTCTTTCATTCCTTTGCGCATATCTACATTATGGGCTTCAGCGCGTTGACGTACCTCAGCCATTTTAGCTGCACTTTCTAAAGCATGAACCTCTAGGCTTGTCTGCGCTTCTTCAAGACGTACAGCACTATCTATTTGCGCTTGTGATACCTTAGCTTCCGCTTCTAATATCTTAGCGTCAGCAAGCTCTTTTTCTGTTGCAATACGCGCAATTTCAAATTGGTTTTCAATCTGGTTTTGTTGTGCTTGTGTTTGCACTTTCATCAATTCTGCTTGCGCTCTAATCATTTGCGGATTATTTTGCGCTGCTTGTTGCTGCATTTCCATCATTTGCTGTTGTTGCTGTTGCTGCTCTTGCAAGTATGGCTCGATTGCTTGCTCTAACCTGTCAGCACCATAGATTGTTAAGTTGCTTACTAAAATCTTCAAGCCTTGAGGGCTATTCATAAACTGGGCGAACTGTTGTGAAGAATTCATTAATGCAATAATTTGCTCTAATGCTCTATTCTTTTGTACTTGGAAAGATACGCCTGCTTCCACATTTACCTTAATACTTCTGTCGCCATACTTTAATACTGGCTGGCCTTCTGCATTAACATCTTGATAATACTGTTTACCTGCGCTATCCATTAACGGCACTGTACGTTTACCTATTAAATATTTAGGCATAAGGTCTACAATGATATTGCCAACTTGGGTTAAGCCTTGCAAGAAACCTACAATGTACGGCATAGCCGCGGCATTACCTTGTGTTGCTGATTCAATTACAGCTTTACCGGATATTCTTGTTTCATCTTTGCCAACATTAGACGCATATGAGCCTAAGATAGTTTGCGTGGTTGGGTCTGTAACCGAAAATGTGTTCATGATTTCCGGTGGTGCACCTACGTTTACAATTTCTCTAATTGGGTCTGGTATGGGCTTAGATGGGTCATTTTCTACATAAGCGTTAACTACAACTGTGTTTGCTCTCTGTATGTTTGTTAAGGCTTCAGCGTAATCTTTTTCTTTTGGAATAGATTCTTTTTTTACAATAAACTTGCCTTGAATTTGGTTTTCCAAGAAGTTTGCTAATGATATACCCGCAAAGTTTTTAAGGTCTTGTATGCCTCTTGCGTGATATACATAGGGGCGCGTCATCTGATATGTATTATTGGTTGTGCCTTTGGTTAACAATACAGAGTTACCATCAAAGAACACATAAGGCAGATAGGTATAGTCTGTTTCTTCATATTCTAAAACTTGGTTTTCTATTAACCTGTAGCGCACTATTTTTTCTAAGGTTGTCCAGCGTGGTTTACCTACAACAATTGGCAACTGTTCAATATAACCTTGCTCTTGCCAATGCTCCGCCATTTTCTCATAATCTTTCATGGTCATGGTGCGACCATCAGCCAACTGTACAATACGTTTTCTGTATTTACGTTTTTCAAAGTAATCGCATACAAGCACAATTTTATCGTCATTTAAATTACAATATGACCAGTTAAACCCTTCCATATCTCTTAAAAACGTCATGCCTTTGAGGTCTGCGTCAGAGTATTCGCGTTCAAACTCTTTGCGTGTCATGGGAAATAACTCAAAACAATACTGACCATCACCTT